TTAACACTTACTCAAGCAATTAATACTGCCAGAACTGATGTATTCAAGAATGGTGTATTACTGAGAGAAGGGGCATCGCAAGACTATGCGATCAACTCGCCTACTCAAATCACTATGGTGGATGCGCTTGATGACTCGGATCTGATTAGTGTTAGAAGCACAGTACTTGGAACTACTCTGAATACAGCAACTACTGTTATCTCTGGAACTACAGCTAGTGCACCAAATCCTTCTGTTACAGGCGATACTAATACTGGTCTGTTCTCTGCTGCTGCAGATACTGTCAGTATCGCTGCAGGTGGTAGTGAAGTTCTGAAAGCAACTACCTCTGGTATTGAAGTGGCCGGAACAATCTCTGGTGGACCAACGATTGATTCTGCTACTATCTCTGGTAATCTCACACTTACTGGTGGTACTGGTATTCCTAACAATGTTGCTATTTCGGATGCTACTACAAGTATTGTATTTGATCTTGACTCTGGTAATACTGGAACATTTACGTTTGATGATAATAGTACATTGACTATTAGAAATACGCAAAGTCTTCCAGCTGGCACTTCATTTACTATTCTTGCGAAAAATACTTTCGTAAATAGTGATAGAACATTGACTCTTCAAGTGCCCACATCAAATCAATTACATTTTAATTCAACAAATGTAGTGACTGTGGCTAAAGATGGACATATTGCCATTATTAGTGGTATGGTATTTGATGCGAATGAGATAGTCATTTCCTCTGTATCTCTTGACTCTAGCTTAACATTCTAAGGATAAACAATGGCTAATCCATCTACTAGACAAGGTTTAATTGACTACTGCTTGAGAAAGCTAGGTGCACCTGTCATTGAGATCAATGTTGACGAAGAGCAATTAGAAGATAGAGTTGATGAAGCATTACAGTTCTATCGTGAGTACAATTCTGATGCGCTTGTTAAGACTTTTCTAAAGCATCAGGTTACTGCTGATGATGTAACAAATAAGTATATCTCAGTTAATGATAATGTTTTATTTGTACAGAGACTCTTTCCTGTTAGCAGTGATACAACATCATCTAATTTATTTGGATTAAAGTATCAGTTATTCTTAAATGATCTGTATGACTTAAATACATTTGTCGGTGATCTGGCATATTATGAGCAGATGCAACAGTATGTTTCATTAATTGATATGAAGCTAACTGGCGCTCCTCTGATCACATTCTCTAGAAATCAGAATCGTATCTATATTCATGGTGAGTTTGAAGAAGGTACAATCAAAGCAGATGATTATATTGTCTTTGAGACCTATCAGCAAATTGACCCTGAAACATATACGGATATATACAATGATATTTCACTAAAAGAATATCTGACACAGCTGATTAAACAGCAGTGGGGTGCTAATCTGATTAAGTTTGAAGGTATGCAACTTCCTGGTGGTGTACAGTTAAACGGCAGACAGTTATATGACGATGCAACACAAGAGCTGGAGAGATTAAGAGAACAAATGAGATTGACCCATGAACTTCCTGTTGACTTTATGATGGGATAACCTGACTATGGCCTTATTCTTTAACGCACCTTTATCTTTTATTGCACGTGCAGTAGATGCAGTTGCAGTTCGTCTTGGATTTCCAGGAATTGTATCTGGATATACATCAGGCGGTAACGAGCCTGGCCTGACGCCTGATATATTAACGACAATAGACAAGTTTCCTTTTGCATCTGATGCTAATGCTACTGTTGTAGGGGATCTAGCAGTTGCTAGAAGAGGTACAGCAGGTCAATCGTCTACAGTATCTGGTTATACAGTAGGTGGTTATGCAGGATCACCAACACGCTCAAACGTAATAGACAAATTCCCTTTTGCATCAGATGATAATGCTACTGATGTAGGAGATTTAACTGTTGGTAGACAGTCTTTAGCAGGTCAATCATCAGATGTATCTGGATATTCATCGGCCGGTGAACCCCCTGATACTGACGTAATCGATAAATTCCCATTCTCGACTGATGCTAATGCCACTGATGTAGGTAATTTGACTTCCGCTAGAAATGCTCCTGCAGGCCAATCATCTACAACACATGGATACACTTCTGGAGGTTTCCCTACTGCTGACAGAATAGACAAGTTTCCTTTTGCGGCTGATGGTAACGCTACAGACGTGGGTAACCTAAGTCAAGATCAGTCGTGGCACGCTGGCCAATCTTCTACTGAATCTGGATATATATCAGGCGGCAGGAACCCGTCAGAGTCTAATGTAATTGAGAAGTTTTCATTTGCTTCAGATGGTAATGCTAGTAACATCGCAGATTTAACATCAGCTAGGTCTTTTCTTACAGGCCAATCTTCTACTGAATCTGGATATTCATCAGGCGGTAATGCCCCCAGCAGTTCGCCATCTATTGTTGGCATAATAGATAAGTTTCCTTTTGCATCTGATGCTGATGCTACTGTTGTAGGGGATCTAGCAGTTGCTAGAAGAATGCCTGCAGGACAACAGGCATAAAAAAGATAAGTAGCTAAAAATACTTTATAATTTAAAGGTGTGAAAATGAACTCTGCCGAATATTTTGATACTAATGGTTATGCAGTTATGTCTGGTGTTCTTAGTGAACAACAATGTGAACAACTAACTAATCATATGTTCGATCTTTATGATCAAGGGAAACTAATTAAGGATCCTCAGTGCCCTCTTTCCGATTCAGTTTATGGTGATCCTATCTTTGACAATCTCTTGGATAAGTTAGCTGGACCTATTGGAGAAAGAGTTGGTAAAACTTTACTACCAACATATACATATTCTAGAATCTACAGACCCGGTGAGATTCTTAAGAGGCACAAAGATAGACCAGCCTGTGAAATCTCTGCTACCCTTACTCTAGGATATAAGGATAATTCTGTTTGGCCTATTATGTTTGATGATGAAAAAGAAATCTGTTGCGAGTTAGAAGTAGGAGAGATGGCTGTTTATAAAGGATGCGATATTACTCATTGGAGAGCACCATTTAAAGGTGAATGGCATGTTCAGGTATTTCTTCACTATGTGGATGCTAATGGTCCTCATGCCGATCAGGCTAAAGACGGTAGGCAATCTTTAGCAATACATAAACCGATGCTTACTTCAAAGCCGATATCGAGTCCAGTAAAGGCTGCAGAAAAACAAGTAGGCAAATATGAGGCTGTTGTTCTTCCAAGTAAAGACGATTATTTACCAGGATACTTTCCAGTAAACTCTGAGACCAATCCAGCACTTATGTTTACAAAACAAGAGTGTGAAAAGATTATGGGAATAGTTTCTAAACAGTATGCTTCTACAGCTTCTGTTGGTAGTAACTTAGGCAACAAGATAGTTAAGCAGATTAGATCTGCAGATATCTACGATATCAGACCAACAGAAGAAAACAAATGGATCTTTGAAAAAGTAATCAAGGCTGTAGACTTTGCTAATAAAGAGTTATATGACTTCGAAGTAAATTCAATCAATGGTCCTCTTCAGCTGATCCATTACAGATCAGATACTAAAGTCAAAGGTCATTATGATTGGCATGTAGATGCAGGAAATGGTCGTGCAGCTACTCGAAAGATTTCTTTCACCGCACAGCTATCAGATCCAGACTCATATAGGGGATGTGATCTAATGGTTAACGATCATTGTAATGAAATTCAGGCAGTAAGAGAGCAAGGATCAATTTCATTGTTTCCGAGCTATATGCCTCATGTAGTAACACCGATTAAATCAGGTGAAAGATTTGCCCTAGTAGTTTGGATCCATGGATCACGGAGATTTAGATAAAATATATGAAATTTTATTATTTTGATAAAATTCCAATTTCAGAAGTTAGACCGGGAAGTCTACCTATGTCCGACCCAAGACTAAAAGACTCCAATTGGTTTAAACCAAAGTTTAAAGATTGGAAGAGACAATATAAAAAATGTATTTTAAAAGATATAAAGAAAAATGGTCAACTAAATCCTAATGTTGTTTTATGGGATGGAAGAACTTGGAGAGTTGAGCCGGGACAATCTAGGTGGATGGCTATGTATAAGTTAAATATTCCAATACAAAAAATAATAGCTATTGTAACAGAAGATTCAGAAAAATATTTTTATTTAATAAGTAACTATGTACATAAAGAAATAAAAAATAGAACCGATTTAGAAAATTGTTTTTTAGACACAAAATGGGAAGACCATCACGGATTAGGTTTTTTCAGAAGACAATATGCAGAGTATTTTGATATACAAGGAGATTTAGTTAATGAGTGACGAAAAGAATACATCTATTACAGTATTTGAAACAATAAGACAGAATACCGATATCGCAACACAGGAGCAACTATCAGTTCCTATGTCTTTGGTTTTTGGTCACGGAACAGTTGGAGATGTTGCAAGCTTTGGTGGTAATACACTTTTAGAAAATACCAAAGAGGTTGATGCTGCTTTACAAAATGTAGGTGAACTTCAAAATATCTGGAACCATTCACATTCTCAGTGGGACTGGAAGCATCTTAATCTGCACTATCACTCTCCTTATAAAAATATGAGACAGCTTTCTGCAGAGATCGCTAGAAAGAAATCTGCCCTTAATGAAGCGAAATGGAGACATATCAAAGCAGAGGTAAAAGTTAAAAAGCTAGAAGAGAAACTTACTGACCCTAATATCGAGTACTGGGATGAAGTAGACACTAAGATTAAGCTCGCACAAAAAAAAGAACAACTAGCCGAAGGTATTATTATTATTGAAGGTGCTATGAAAGACGTTCTTGCTCTCAATGAATTGTATGAACAGCTTAAATCTAAGGTAAATTCATTTTCTGAAGAAGACTTTGAAAAAGAAGAAACTAAAAATCATTTAAAAAGGTCATTAGTACAGTCTATTCGTGATGTAAGAATGACAGGAGCTATTACTAAGGGCGAACAAGAATACCTTGAGCAGATTGGCGTCAATCCTTCTAAAGTTCAGAATTTACTAAGAGATTATGTTGCTAAAGAATCTGAACAAGAATCTTGGGACGTTTCGGAATTATATGAATTTGTAGATAGACTCACCAATGAGTTGACCGAAGTTCATAAAGTGGATCAAAAAAGAATGGAGCTGCAGGGATTCAGTCATGAATCAAATCCTAATCTTTCTTATATAAATACTCTTGCGATACCACATAAAAATACATAGAGAGTCGAATGCCAAGAAACCCGTACATATCACAGACAGTTAGATCAGAACAGGATCTCTATGAAAATATTATCATAGAGTCGATTAAGATCTATGGTCAGGATGTGCAGTATATGCCTAGAACACTTGTCGCTGAAGATAAAATCTTTGGGGAAGATGTTGTCTCTAGATTCGACGATGCATACACTGTTGAAATGTATCTGGAGAATATTGACGGGTTTGAAGGCGATCAGGAATTATTTACTAAGTTTGGGGTAGAGATTCGTGACAGAGCGACTCTGCACGTCTCCAGACGATCCTGGGACCGACTTGTAGGATATAATGTAGATTATGACAGACCAAGAGAAGGTGACTTAATCTACTTACCACTGTCAGATCAAATCTTTGAAATCATGAGAGTGGTTGATGATAAACCATTCTATCAATTATCAAATCTTCCTACCTATCGTATGGAGATTGAACTGTTTGAATATGGTGATGAAGACTTTGATACAGGTGTTGAATCTATTGATGAAGCAGAGGCA